GGAACAGAATTGGTTGAGGTTGCCTCACCTGGTCCTGATGTTAATACAAGGATAGTTCCAGTTACTAGAGGTGTGGATTGTACACAGGTATCGTTACATGCAGATAATAGTGTTATATACAAGCTTGAGAGATCTAATGATGCTACTTACCTGATTGGTAGAGTACCACAGAACTCTTCGACTCCTAATCTATCTAATCTAGTAGATAATGCTGATACACTTGAAGTTCCTATCAATGATTTAGGAAACGGTGATGCAGTTAAGTTCAGTAATGTTGGTAGTATTGTTGGTGTTAATGATACAGCAACTTACTTCGTTGTGAATGCAGTGAATGACACTGGTAATAGCGTCACACGGTTTAATCTATCTCTAGATCCTACTGGTGGTGCTATCCCATTATCAGGTACTGTTGGATCTGCTGTTATCAACTTCAGTAACACTTTAGTATCACTTGCTGAGTTTGGTGGACAGTTTAGTGTTGGTGACTATCTAAGATTAAATGGTGCTAATACACCTACATGTACTGGTGAATTTGTTAGAATCACTGCTGTTAATGATACTAACGCTGAGAAGTTTACTGTTAACAATGGTGCTAACCAAGATCGTTTCGTAATTGATTCTGTCTATGGTGGTGTAGATTCTACTATACTTGGTGTTCAAGACTTTAATATTAATCTAACAGGTGATGCATCAACTAATTCTACTGATAATCAGTTCAGAATTATAAATGGTCAACCTATACCTGCTACAAGACTAACAGTTGATAGCGATGGTAAGTTCACAGTCGTTGGTATTGGTACTGAGGCTGCTCCAAAAGCAATTATTGATAAGGGAGGTAATCAGTGGTTAGCTGGTAACTTAAGAGTACAGAATGATGGTACAGTAGGTTCTGGTGATGATGAGAAGATGTCTGCTTACTTGCAGGTATCTACTGGTAATCTTGAGATCTCTGGTCACTTACAAATAGATGATGACTTCTCTGTATTCAGTGGTACTACTGGAATTCAATTCGGTGATACTTCTACTGCTAAGTTACATGTAGATGCACAGACAGGTGATACACGTATTGGTGTTGCTTCATCTGCAATAGGTACTGGTGATCTTACAGTTAATGGTGGTCAGGTTACTATTAACAGTCTTCCTCAAGCACGTACAGCAAGAGATGTTACTAAGGCATTAGAAATTAATGGTCTTGGTAATGATGGTGATAGATTATTCAGAATACGTCAGGATGCTGCTGTTGATGCGTTTGGTGTTGATAGATTCTGGGGTAAGAACGGTGGTAAAAACTGGGAGTACCTAACTTCTGATGCAACACTTGAAACTGGTAAGAACTACATGATTGCTATTGCTGCTACTACAGTGTTCACATTACCTGCTGATGCAGAGACTGGTGATATGATTAGATTCATTGAGGTTGGAGGTAATCTATCCTACGCTACTTCATTGATTGTTCGTGCCCCAGTTGGTGTTCAAATGCAAGGTGATGCTACTGGTACTCTCGCTGGTGGCCTAAGTACTGCATATGGTGGTGGTGAAATGATTGTACAGACCAGAAATGCTGGATTTGGATTTGTATTCGCTGGAGCAAAAGATGGAACAGAAACAACTAGTATACCGTCAGCCTACAGAGGATGGTGGCTCGTGGAGTTATAACCAATGAGACAGTACGAAACAGAAAGAAGGATGAGAGGATCGGCAATAGGTACGATCCTTCCTTGGACAGGAGATCAAGCAAGTGTACCAGATGGATGGTTACAATGTAATGGTCAAACACTTGAAGCTTTGAATTTCCCAATTCTAGCTTCTATTTTGGGCAATACATATGGACCTACTAATGGTCTTAATAATAGGATATATCCAAATTACATAGATGGAGATCAATTCACTCTTCCGCAGTTAAATACTAGGTTACTAGCAGACTATGAAGAATCATATGTTAGTGTTGCTGCGTTGCAAGCTGGCCAGACATATCTAAGTGGTGCTGTTGGTGGTATGACTATTACTAATGGTGAAATAGATGAAGGAAGATCAGCCGCAACATATAATCTTACATTAACTTCTCCTAGTGGTGGATCTGGTTGTCAAGTAACTATTGATATAGATGTTACTGGTAGAGCTGGAATAACTAAGATAGTTAATGCTGGTGGTGGATATACTCCTGGTGATAAGATAACTATACCTGGTACTACATTTCCTTCAGGTTCAGATGATTTGGTAGTAAAGGTAGATTGGACTTTACCATCAGTATCAGATGTATTAACACCATCAGGAGCTGGTACTACTAAATTAATTGAAGGTGATGGATCTGGTGTTAGTCCAGGTACATCATATAATGCTAACGCTGATATAAATTTCACTATCACAGACTCTAGTACTTTAACTGGACAGATTAGAAACTTTTCTATAAATCCCCCAAATTATTTTAAGACATTCCATACGTTACCTAGGAAACTAAGTAAAGATCATATGCCACCTCATATGCATGGTAATCCTACTGCTGTTGGTAATCAAGGCACTGGATATAGGTATGCTATTGATGATGGTGGATTCTTTGAATCATTCCAATGCCCACTTGTTGTTGATAATGTAGAAGGAAATAATAAACAAAAAGATATTGGTGCTCCAGGTAATGGTAGTCCTGATACTGTTGATGGTAACCAAGGAGTTGCTATGGTAACAAGATTTGTATCTGGTGAAACTATAGTTGGTATGGAGAGAGCAAGGCTCAATCCTAATAATACTGGTGGTGTTGGTTCATACACCAAACAACCAGTCTGGCAAGGACCTATGCCTAGAGCTTTAGGTGGTACATTCAATGGAAATACAACAGCACCAAATAACTCTACATGTAATCAAAGAGAAGCAGCAGTTCCTGGTCTTGGGGATTATAAGAACTGGTATGGTTATCAAGGTGATGCAGATGATATTAATACTAATCTGTTTAATCCTGCTGATGAATCTACATCTAAAACATTCCCTGTATGTTTGAATCATAATAATGAGTATCATGCAGAGCAGCAGTCTCATACTCACTATTCATTTCAAGTTACTATGAATGCTGGTTTTGTTAAACCACCTACAATTGTAGCTGTTGATAATATAGAAACTGATAGTACATTATCTGGTCAACCTACATCAGTTGCACCACAGAATCTACCATCTGCACTAAATATCAATGTGGATGTAAAGACTCCAGCAGTTAGTATGATGTATCTTATTAGGGCATATTAATGAAGTTTCTACAGAAAGAGAGATCTAAGTTAGGTACTGCACCTGGTACTATTATTAATTGGGCTATTAGTATTCCTGATAATGATCCGAATTTTGCACAGAGTGTAGAAAAATTACCTGCAGGATATATTAGATGCGATGGTTCTGTTTATGATGAGAGAGACTATCCAGAGCTTGCAAGGATACTTGGTACTGGTGAGGGATCTTTATATAAGAAGTCAGATCAGGTTCTTGGTCCTAGTCAGTTTCAGGTTCCTGATTTAGGATCAAAGCATATAGAAGCTGCTTCATCATCTAATGTAGGGTCATATAATCATTTGACTAAGGTTGTTGGTACTGGAGAGAATGCAACAACTGTTAAGAAAGCAGGTGTTGGTGTTGAGATGTTCTCTAATGTTGGTAGTACTGCTACTATAGGATTTAATGGTGCATTTACTATACCAGCACAGACCTTTGATTTAATTGGCACAGTAGGATGGACAGTTCCAACTACTACTGAAACTACCTCAGTACCTCATACAGCAATGGGATCACATGGACACTTCTCTGGTGGTACTAGGGTTGCAATTAAAGAGGATAAAGAGTATCCTCATAAATCTGTACCATATTATTTGTCTGCTGCTGATGTTAATTACACCACTACTGCTGGTGGTTCTGGTGGGTTGTGTAATGATGTTGCTGCAAGATACTGGACTGCAAAGAAGGTTATTACAGGAGAAGGTAATTGTAATTCTCAAGCTTGTGGAGGATTTGATAAGTATTTCTTAGGATACGCTCAAGCTGGAGGTGCTGTAGATGGTTCGCAATACACTGATGCACAGATTGCTGCTGCAGGGTGGGAACCTAGTAAGTTGACACATAAAAAAGAAATAACAACTGTTACTGATACCTCTTGGCCAGGAAACACTGTAGTTGTTATTGGAAACCAACGACCATATGATACTGTTAATGATAATATAACAGATCCAGTATATCCTACTGCTAGAAACGTGGAAGAGGTTTGTGAATCTCCACCAGGATCTTTAGATAATGATGGTACTGCACACTCTCATATTATTGATAGAGAGATAGGTGATACTACTTTTACTTGCACTACTGCTGTTACAACTATGAGACCAGATGGTCTTGAAGCAAATGTGAATATATCTACTAGTGGTGTAAATAAGTTTGATGATATTGTTTCGCCATATATTGTTCTGGAATTTCTAATAAAGTATTAACATGCCTAGATTAAGAGGATTATATCACAATCATTATTCTGATATGAGCAACGATTCGGGTGCTCCTATTGGAAGTATTATGGCTGTTTTAGTAGGTGCACATGATGATGGAGATTCTACCACAGCATCAAAGGTTGAACATAATTATCCTGGTTGGTTATATTGTGATGGACAACAATTAAATATATCTGATTTTCCTTTGTTGTACGATGTATTAACAAATAAGTATGGTGGTACAAGTAGTCAGACAGTTAATTTAAGAGATTGGGGTGATGCATCTCAACTCACTGGTACATTTAATTTACCAGACATGAGGATGAAGAGAGTTAATGGACCTGGTGGTATTGATGGAGCTGGATCTATAACACCAGATCTATCTAACATGGAAGTTGGTAATACAGGTGGTGAGTGGTATATTAGCAGAGCTAGACAGCTAGAGGAGTATGGGTTTGGTACAGTTCGTATAAGTGGATACAGTGCTGTAACAGGATTTGTTAAAGGGACATTATCTGGTCAGGCAGTTATACAAATAGGACCATTACAAGCAGTTACTTTAAGTGGTCCACCACCACATACTCATTTAGTTATGGGTAGTGAGGCAGGAACATTTCAATATCAGAAAGGAACAGCATCTGATCTTAGTGCATCACCAAACTATGTTACTAATAGATCTCCAGTTCAACAATGGGTTCCAGAAGAGCAAGGATTCTCTGCTGAACACTCACATTATATTACTGAATATAGACCAAGAAGAGGTATAGATCCTGGAGCAGCACAACAGGCACAGTATTCATATGATGTATCTCCAACATATGCACATGAATTTACTGGTGGTACAGCTTTACCTGCTGTTGGACAAGTATCGTGGACATCACCAGGAACATATAGTTGGACAGCACCTGCAGGTGTAACGTCCATTTGTGT